ATTTTTCCAGTTGCAGTTTGGTAAACACCTTCTGTCCAAGAATCTTCAACAGCTTTAATAATAGTATTTTGTTTTGCTTCGCCTAAGCGAATGTTACCTTTATTTTCAGTAGTGAAAAATTGAAATCCACCTGCACCATGTTGTTGTTTTACTAAATTTTTCATCTTTTTTAGTTTTTTAGTTAAAATTTTACTGATTTTATTATCTTTTCAATTTCAGAATATTCGCCGCTGGTCATGTATTTTTTTGCAATTATGCTTTTGTTTATTCCAAAATTACGAACCAAAAATTTAATATCATATTCGCAAGCGTCGGCTTTTGCAAATTTGAAGTTTTGGCAATGTTGAACAAAAGCATAAGCTTTTAATTCGAATAGACTTTGCGGGGTGGCTTGTTCGTTGCCTTGTTCAATGTTGTAAACCTCTGCAAAAAATTTATTGCCATTTGCGTTTAAGTAATCAACTGAATCGGAGCATATAAAAGCTTCTTTTGACATTGTATCATTTACCAGGTAATCTAAATCCTCGGTATTGCGATCGCTGCCTAAGTTTCTTAAAGCTTGTCCCCCGATTAGTATTTGATTTTTCATTATCTATTTGTTTTAAATCCTATATAAAGATAATACCTTTTTAAGTACATTGTACTAAAATTAGTAATTATTTTTAGTTTGTAAGTGTTTGATAATTAAATTGATATAAAATATAATGAAAATATTTATTGTTTTTAACATAATATAACATGAAAAGACGTCATTTTTTTGGTTGTTGAGTAAATAAAATAAAAAACCCGGGACAATTATATCCCGGGGAAACCCTAAACTTATGAAAAAAACACTTAAACCAACTTTCGCCTACTAATGTAAAACAAAAAAGAGACAACTGCAAATAAAATAATAAATATGAATGAGATGTTTCGATGCAATTTAACCTTAATCAAAAGCTTTTCATTATCTTTTTTTAACTTTTCGTTTACAGGATTAACCTTTGCAACATCTTTTGTTTTTAATGTTTGAATAGTCCTGTTTAATATAGCAATAGAATCGACAAAAGCAGACAATTTTAAGACATTATCCTTAAAGACAACCTTTGTTTCAACTCCTTTACTTTTAGTCTCATTTAAGCGCTTTAAAAGAACCTGGTTATTTGAGTCGCATTCAAACATCAATTCAAGATTGATTGAATCAGGAACTGTATAGACGATTGAATCATAAATTGTTTGTACATCTGTTATTTTTACAGTATCGGCTGGGAAACATTCCGAGTGTTTTGCAACATAATTGCACGGCGAACAAGCCATCAGCAATAATATTGAAAAAATAGTTATTACTTTTATCATAATCGCAAATTTAATCTCGTGGATGAATGAACCCCAACAAATTTAGTCCTGTTTTTACTTTTGCAAAATCAACTTTTCGCTTTAGATTTGCAAACTCAATACCCTCTCTACCTCCATGTGAATTGGAATTACCCTCTATTGTTACAATTGAGGAAAAATCTGGATATACAACCTCGACAATTCCAGCATGTCCGGTCCATTGTGGAATGAAATCCTTATATTTTTGCCAAATAACTATTGACCCAACAACCGGCATTTGTGATGTATACCAATCATTTGACCGTTTGAAGTTATTAAAAGTCTGAACAGCGGAACCTGTCATTAATTTGTTGAGTTCATCGTGATAGGTTGCATCGTATTTCTGATACGATTCCAACCATATCATTTTAGCTGCAAAAGCACACCAAGGGTCTGGAACCGCCCAACCGATTGCTTTCATTTTACGTTCTGTTTCTGGGTTTTCAAAGCCCCCATTAGTTAGCTTTTCTTTTTCCCCGATGTATGGCCTTGCGGTGGTAATTATTATTTGTCTTATCGAACTCATTTTTCCATGGGTTTTTGGCCTAATTTCAAACCAATAAAAACACCGGTCATGGCTGTAAAAAGTGCAATGACTTCCCCGGTTGCAGGTTTAATTCCTGAAAAAGTATAAAAAGCAGTAAAAAACATAACGTAAATAATGCCGATAAAAAAAATCATTCTGGTCGAACTACTTTGTCCGTTTTTTTCCTTAAAAAAAGTATTCATAGTTATAATTTTAAATTAAAAATAAGAGCAGTTAAAGGTATTGTAATTCCAAATATAATAGAAATAACCTTAATCATTTGATATTTTTTTTCTTGCATTTTCACTTTTAACTTTTCCGTCACATCAAATTCGATTTGAGATTTAGCCAATGATGCCAAACTGGTAGCCATTGAAGAGATGCTTTCTTTTATTTCTCGAACCTCTAATTTTATAACTTCAACTTCTGTTATTAGTCCTAGTTTATCGTTTCCATAAACAGCTTTATTTAGCTTTTCGATGTCATATTTAGACTCGCAAGGTGTCGTCATTTGTTTAAATATTATCAGTTAAAATAAAATTTATTTTTATGTTTATGTCTTTTCATCATTTTGTTTAACAGATAGTTTGTAGCAATCGATGTAATCACACACGAAATAAAAAAAACATCTTTGTTTGCTGGTGTCTTAAATTCTGGCCTGATATAATTCAATGTAATTGGGGCTGCCATAATAAAAGACGGAACGTAGATTTCCGGGTGCGATTGAATGCGATAATCAATTTTTTTTGCCATCTGTGAATAGCTGGTTAAACTGAACAAAACCAATCCGATAATAATAATTAGGTTTTTCATAGTTTTTTTTATTCAAATTTAACCTTTTATATATTGAATTACAATATGTTATTTAACACTATTCATTTGCAGGGTCATTATTGTAATAACACCACGCCCTCGATTAATTAATTGAATATGAACACAATCCGACAGTAAGACAAGCAGTATAAATAAATGTACCGTCACCCCAAACTCCATAATAACCATTGCCCGCTTGAAAATCAGCATCTATAAAAGTTAAAACACCACTGCCATCAACAGAATAAGTGCGAATACCACTTTCCATACAAGCAGTATAAATAAATGTACCGTCACCCCAAACATTATAATAATTACCGCCCGCTTGAAAATCAGCATCTATAAAAGTTAAAACACCACTGCCATCAACAGAATAAGTGCGAATACCACTTCCCATACAAGCAGTATAAATAAATGTACCGTCACCCCAAACTCCATAATAATCACCGCCCGCTTGAAAATCAGCATCTATAAAAGTTAAAACACCACTGCCATCAACGGAATAAGTGCGAAGCCCGCTTGCATAACAAGCAGTATAAATAAATGTACCGTCACCCCAAACATTATAATAATCACCGCCCGCTTGAAAATCAGCATCTATAAAAGTTAAAACACCACTGCCATCAACGGAATAAGTGCGAAGCCCGCTACCTTGACAAGCAGCATAAATAAATGTACCGTCACCCCAAACTCTATAATAACCATAGCCCGCTTGAAAATCGGAATCAAGAAAGGTTAATGTTCCATGCGTAACCGATGAATACTGGTTTTGCCCAAAAAACATTTGCCCGTTAGAAATTAACGAAGCAAAAACAACTGAAATTATCAATAAAATTCGTTTCATATTAATTGTAGTTTTTACCGTAAGTAATAAATAACGTAGTTCCATCATACGTATAGCTCAATATATCTACTGAATTTGCAGCCGTACTTAACGTCACAACTCCTGAACCCCCATTGATTACTTTAGGTGTTGGGGAAATGGTTATTGTCCTGCTTCCAGTTGCATCTTGTGTTATGATAATATTGCCTTCGTCACCACTAGTCAGGTTTGATAAGGTCAGCGTTGCATTATGACCTAGCGTTAATTCAGCATTAATCCCTGAGCTTACGTCCATTGCGATACTGGCCGAACTGGTAAGCGTTTGATAAACTTTAGTACGTCCGATTGCATACCCGGAAGTAAGGCTAAATACCCCTGTTGTGTTTGTGTATGTCAATCCCGTTGCCGTTGAGCTTAAATCAGTCAACGTAATGAGTGCGCCTATTGAATCATGTATAGTGTTTTTGACAGTATAAAAATCCGGGATAGACAAATCAACGTAGTCCGCGTAGTGTTCGCTGTACATAAGCCCTCTTCTGCTTCCTGCAAGTCTATAATCAACAATAACCATATTTGTGTCGTGGAAATAGATATTTCCTATTCCTTTAAATTCGAGTTTAGCAACGTAGGGGCTTAATGTTAAGTTACTCCACTTTTCTAATAAATCTCCGTGATATGATGTTAGTGATATTCCTGCCCCTACGTTATGATTAAAATCTGACCCGTCAATGACAGCAAACCCCCCGCTTGTTTCTCCACTATTACGCCCTAAATTGAAACTTATACTGCCGTTTGCCCGGTCGTAAAAATACGTACCTCCGCCTCCAACATCATTAAATTCAATCCCACCACCTCCGTAGTCTGTAAAAGTCATCCCATTATCTGTCTTAACATAAACGCCATTTAATTTTGATGCAACAGTTCCTAAAGTCAACTCGTACCCACCAATAATTGTTGCATCAGCCGTTAACGTTCCCCCTAAATTAGTCGAATAGCCTGAAACCGTTGTTCCTGAACCGTTTAACAAAACAGGTATGGAATCGTGAATTAATGATTTAACCTCGGTAAAATTAGGTATAGTATCACCTCGAACGTAGAAGTTTGACATTGAACGAACAGTTCCTGAAACGTCTAATGTATATGATGGCAAGGTTGTTCCAATTCCAACGTTACCACTGCCTAAGATAGTCATCTTAGTTTCCATCGGTTGCAACGTTTTTCCCGTTGTACCAGTTGTACCAGTTTGAAACAAAATATTACTCGTTCCGTTTCCAGTTCCTAACCCGGCTTGTAAAATTAAACAGCCACCTACTACGTTATCGATAGATGTGCCTTCAATTGTTGACCCAGCCGCAACGGTTAAATCTCGTCCAACTACGTCTGTTGCTGAATTTTCTACCCAGAACTTTTGCCATGACGAGCTACCTAACGATAGCGTGTTTGTCGGTGTTGCAGTCCCTATACCTACTTTACTCTGTACTATGGCAGAATAATTCTGATAAGCGTTTGCTGAATATCCAACCTTTATTGCTGAAACGTTTATACCATAAGATTCAACTGCGACACCATTTCCATAGCCTTTGAACCCCCCACTAACGACAGTTCCATCTACTTTTATGATATAGTTTGACCCAACTCCGCTATGGTAAACGTTTAATGGTGCGCTAGGATTAGTTATACCAACTCCAACGTTTCCGTCATTGTAATAGATAGACGTTCCACTTTTCGTCCAATAATCTGTTTCATAAGCGTAGTGTTTAATAAGATTAACCACCGTAGTATCTCGAACAAGCAAATCGTTGTTAATTGAGAACCCACTCAAATTATTATAGCTTTCAACATACGTTGACCCAATCGTTGTCTTTAGTGTATCACCTCGATAACTTTGAATCAACGTTTGATAAGGTAATCGGCCTTGGCTCATTCCTATAATTGAAATAAGCCCTAAAACTGATATTAAAATTAGTCTTTTCATAGAATATAATATTTAAAAATGTAAGTCCACGTTCCGGTTAAATCGTTATTAAAATTGACTGTAATTGTATTTGCATCAACAACAGTTAGAATATCGTTTAAATTAACAAGTACACCATTATTATCATAAACAATCAATTCGACTAAAGTTGTTCCCATTCCATGCGAAAGTGTCCAGACGTAGTCTACTAAATTGGCATTTACAATTGTTCCAATTTTGCAAGATATGTAAAATTTTAACGATGAAAAATTTGTTTCAAGTTTCCCTGCAATATTTCTGGCTATGATAAATTCGTATGTGTTCGAAGGAGGTACAACGCCCTCAATATAGGCAGATAGATCAGCAACAACGGAATACGTGAAAGCATTTGTAGAGGTGTTAAATGATAACTTTATACCTCCCCCTATCGGGATATTTGAAACAGTAGCGGTTGAAACATCATGAGCCGGTAAATCGGGTATAGCAATAGCCCCAGCCGGAAAAACAACAGACAAAACAGAATCAACGGACGTAACCGTTAAAAAATCATCGTATTGAAATAATATTCTTGTTGCCCTTTTATTGAAATCCACTAGCCTTTTTAATTCTGTACCCTGAATTGCATCTAAAGCACTCCCGGAGCTTGCGGTTGTTAAATTATTTTGAATATAAGTAAAAAACTTACCGGCTAAAACCTGATAATCCTTCCCTAGCTGCTTTACATGCATTTGAGCAGTTGCAGCAACATTTCCAGGAGCAAGAATATCTAATTCATCAATTTTAAATGTTCCAACTGTTGCCGTTGCCGTAGTGCCATCTGCGAATGTAAGTGTTATCGTTGCCATAATTTAAGGTGTCAAATCGCTAAAAAGTGTAGTTGAAATTAAATAATAATAAAAAGTAAGGTTAGATACGCCAGTACCAGCCTCAGCATAATCTAATGTAAATCCTGTTGCTGTATGAAGTCTGGTTTTCCATGAAATTACGGGTAAAAGACCTGTTCCAAATTCTTTAAATGTACCAAAAACAACGTAATTAGTCGTTCCAATAGTTGGGAAAGTGACATCAATTGTTTCTAATCCACCGGTTGGATCGCCAATTGTTTTATATCCTCGAATAATCGGAATTAACGCATTATCTTGCAAATACTTTAATGTTACAGGTTCATAATTTGAATCAGGAACAAATGTTATAATGTTATTTAAGCCAAGAGTCTGTTTTAATAGATCGCGAATAAATAAGGTTGATCCAATTGAAATTATTTCAAAAAATAAAGTAGTTGCTGTATCGTTGAAATAATCAACAGTTGCCCCACTAAATTCGATTCCGCAAGCACTTGATTTAGTTATTTTAAGATAAACTTTAGAATCTGCCGGTATATTTGTTAATGAAATTGTTGCGGTAACCCCTGAAATTTCAGATAGTATTGTTAAATTAATTTGTTCTAAACTTGCAAAACTTAAAGTTAAATCGGTCAAATCATACCAATATACTGAACTCTGAACCCTTGTCCTTAATACATTTTCAAGAGTTTGTTTTTTCATGTTTGTGAAAGTAGATTTATCTACAACAACATATGCTGTTAAATCTTTTGTTGTTTGCGTATCCGTAAATGCGCTTATTCTAGCATCAGCCATATTATTAATTATTAATTTTAACCTTATCTGTTAAATTAATTAAAACATAATCAGTATCATTTATCATCATTAAAGAATCTTCATAAACAGGATTAATCCCTGTTAATTCTTCATCTTCTGCAAAGTTATAGTAATTTTTTTGAGTTAAGTTAATTTTTGGAGCATAAAGCAGATTATCAGTAGCCTCATATTCCCATCCTTCGTCAATCCCAAATTCAACTCCGTTTACATAAAACGAATCATGTTGAATTGCTAAATCTAATACCTCTTGAACGTATTCAGAGATTAAATTAACCTGTAAAAGACGTTTATTTTTTGGCCGCGCATATGTTGTTTCAATATTTCCATCTGGATCGGTATAAGTTACATTTTCTATTCCAGAAAGTCGTTTTTTTATTTCGCCATCAATTCGCAATGTTGCTTTTTCTACATCCCACAAAAAAGGATCATCTATCGAATCTGAACCATACCATTCTAATTTTAATCCAGGACAATTATTTTCAACCCGGAATCGCTCGCTTATAAATGTTACAATTGGCTTACCAATTTCATAGCATGAAATTAAAATATAATAGTTGCCTGAAAGCGAACTTAAATCAACAGATGATTGATATACTCTTTTTCCATAAAAATCACTTGTAGAATCATATGTTAATAATAATATCTTTGTCAATGTTCCAACTATTGTTCCTGATTCAGAATAGAGTGTAATTGTAAAATCGGCATAATCTGTTCGGTACTGAAAAAATAATTGGTCCGTCTGATCAAATAAAAAATAATATGGCTCTTCGTAATATTTATCATAATATTCGTAATCTTTAAACAATCTTGTCGTCTCTGTTTGAAGTTTCAATGCATAATCTTCTTCACACTTAAACGACAGGGGTGTATTTTTAAAAATGTTGAATGTTGCCATGCTCAAAGTTACATTAATTCGTTGAAATAATTTTCATCATTAATTAAGATTAATCCAGTTTCATTTACCAAAAATTTTAAAGTTGCCTTATCAGGTGGAAATACTTCATATCCACTCCAATTATTTGCATTACTTTTAACAGGTTCATTTGTAATTGAATCAATAGCCATATAAATGACTTGGTTTGTAATTTTGTCGGTTAATTGAAATATACCTCCTGTATTAAGCTGTACTAAATCCCATATTTCATTAGTTAAAGGAGCGCTAAATTCAATTTTAAACCCACTCAAAACAGGCATACCGAGACGACTATTAAGCATATTCCGATTCTCATATACTAATTCTGATTCACCATTTTTTATTGTACGCAAATCGGTGACAAATGATGATTTTGAATAGACTAAATTTGATGATGGATATTTCCAAAGTCCAGAATTTAACCAAAACCCCCACCTTAATAGCGACCTGACCGGGGTAAGGTTCAAATTCATTGGGGTCGTTATAAGCGGTATCCCTTCAATAGTAGTAAATCCTTCTGTTGTCAATTGCATTAAATTGCCGTCAATGTCTTTTATTAAATCAGTTATAAAAACATAATCATCATATTGGGTGTCGCGTGTTGAATATTCATCAATAGGGTATCTCCTGCAATATTCAACCGCATAACACGCTGTTTTATACTCCGTTATAAGCTCTAATTTATTATCAACCGGTTTAATGCATGTTGCAAATTCACTTTTCCCACAATATTCTTCAAGTCCAGATGTTTCTTCGTAGTCAGCAACTTCACATCCAAATATTGCTGAATTAACAAATAAATCTGTATTAATTGTTTTTGTAAATGAACGCATCTCAATAGGAGGAACAACAGCTATAATCGAATCATTAAAAAAGTATTCCCTTTTTTCAATTCTAACTTTATATATTCCGTCAATTGTATCAATCGACCAACCAAGGCATTTGTTTTTATTATAAAAATCAAATAATTTTTCAAAAGTAAAAGTAAGTTGTGCAACCTTATTCGTGTCAGCACTTTCTGAATCAATAACATATCCCGCTGGAAAATTACGTAATAGCATTCCATCTGTAAGTCCAATATACGCGAATTCGCCATCTTCATCATAACCTAAATCAGTCCTGCCAAATATTTGAGCATAAAGCCCGTCTGCGATTCCAGTTATTGATTCAATTACTCTGGTAAATGCCTCATGAGGTAATACATATTTCGAAAACGTAGTATTATATTTGTCGGCATAATCAAGCGATATAATACTATTTGGGTTAACTGTAAAACTACTCTGAGCAAAAAGTCCACTAGCATAATGATAAACAGAAATTAATAGCCCCTCCCGAGGTAAAAGGTTAATAATGCTATTTGTATTGAATTCGTAATTCCATAATGGACCACTTTCGTGATGAATAGTGTAAACGTGTTCGCACCTGGCAAGAATTGGGCTTCCATTGACATCAAAAGCCATCTTATACAAGTCAATGTACAAATCCCATGTGTCTGGCAATAATAAAGTACTTCTGTGATTAAATTTTAGGTTAATATTATAGCTAACTTTTGCGTATCCATCTGTATAAAAAAAACAATCATCTTTAACGGCAAAAGCAGGAACAGAACCATAAGCCGCATCAACTGCTTTTTCTGCTACATTTTGAATCAAAGGACTGTTGTAATCAGTTGAGATTCCAACTATTACATTCCTATTATTATCGTCAGAAGCATATGTTTTTTGGTCAAATGTATAAGGTATGCCTTTATCTGCGACATCTATTCCGAATATTTTAGCAGTTTTATATCCATCTGTATCATGAAATGTATTTCCGTCTCCAAAATCAGAATCAATTGAAGGGAAAGGGGTAATTGTACCGCCATCTATTGTTTCTAGCCTATCATAAGGAACTTCAATTGATTTACGGGCGGTTAATGTTTGCTCGAAACCTGAACTAATCAATGCTATTTTTATGCCTTTACCATTTTCGGTTGTGAATGAGAATTCTGTAAAATCAAATTTCATTAAAGGTTCTGCCTGATAGATTCCTGTTTTAGTATTCATCTTTTCGGCTTTAAATTGAACATCTGCATTAATCCCATCCGATTCCCATATTGAATTCAATAATTTAAACCCATCTTTTACGAATACCATATCCGCCGTAAAAGTTCTAAACAAGCCAATTGCGCTTTCGCTTCTTTTTAGCGTGCGATTTCTATCATCCCATCCAATTGGAGCATGCTCTAAAACAGTTGTTTCAGAATTATAAATTATTGAAAATCGATTAATATGTTTCATCTGCTCATTCGTTCGTGTCTCTTAATATAACGAGAATCGTATCGATTTATAATATTAATTGTAGGTTCGTTCTTTTTATCAACTAATTTGTCAAGATTTAGCACCATTTTATCTAATCTTTTTTCAATTCCACCGTTACCGTTCATCGTTATATCATTGTAGATAGCTGAATTTAACAATCGTTGTGTTTCTTGTGCTGTGCTAATCTTTTCTCCTCCCTGCAAATTAACCAATTGTTTATTTTCTGCTAAATATGCGCTACCGTCTTTAGATTCAATCAACTCTGCCCCTCGCTCGGCAATCCACGCCAATCCAGCAGGGGCATTTTCTGTCCCTTTAAAGAATCCAGGGACTTCTGGTAAAGGTTCAGAGGCTATAACTCCTGCTGCTAATAATGACGAACCTAATAAAAAAGCCAATTGTCCATAAGCCATCGCAATTACAGGAGCGTAAATAACTGGGCCAGCGGGTCCTAATATTGTAGATGCTGCACTTGCTGCTGCTATACTTGCTTTTATTTCTAAAGCTCGCTGTGTTGTTGTTATTGCTAAATTGAACAATGCCTGATTCCTTTCAGACTTTGCTTGTTCGCGCTCTATTTGAGCTTCTTTTATAGCTAATTCTCGTGATAATTTTTCTTGCAAATCAGAATTACCCTCTGCCGCGGTTATTTTAGCATTGTAATTAGACCGAATTCCTTCGAGTTCCCTGTCTCTCTGTGATTGCCCTAAATCAAATATAGTGTTTACAATTTCAGCACTTTGATTGAAGTAGTCATTCTCAATATCATGAATCTGTTGCGCGGCATTTTTTTTTGCTTCTCTTATTTTATCTTGTAATTTTAATTCCTTGTCTGCTGAATCTTCAATTTTTTTATCATGCTCAGCAATTATATCATTGATATAATCTTGTGTATTCTTTTCTATTTTTTTCTTTTTATCAGCAACATCTTGTCTTAATTTTATTTCCTTTTCTTGCTGTAAAACAAACCAGTTATAATTTAATTCATTGTCTATTTTTTCTGGATTAACCCTAATTGAACTTTCTGTATCTTTTTTTGGTTTAATATTTGAAATAATAGTCTTGCTCCCGTTTAATAAATCAATATATAATTGCAGAGATTTAACTTCTGCTTCCCAATAAAACGATTCTTGAACATTTGTATCCGCCGTATCTTCAACAAACTTTTTATATTTAATTAGTTTTTCATTTTGTTTATCTAATTCAGATGTTAACATTTCGCTTCTTATTCTTTCAGCCTCTTCGAGTGACGTAACAGATTTAACGGCTTCATTTACCGATTCATTATAATACTTAAATGCATCATCAGCCTCTTTTGTCGCTTTAATATCTGCTCTTTCTAATTCAGTTAAATTTAATTTAGTCAACCAATCAATCAATGAAGTTACGTTTTGTGTTATATTTCTAAAAACACGACTAATAGTGCCTTGCCCTTTATCTAATCCTAATATAAATGTTTCCCATTTAACAGATAATTTAGTAATATCACCAGCTAAATTATCATTTTGAATTGATTGTTGTTCAAAAGCCGTATTGGTTCCTGTTACCGCTTTTGTCAATTCATTAAACTTATCCTTATTTTCAATAATAATCTGCCCTACCGTAATGTTTTCAGCTCCAAATATTTTAGATAAATATGCATCTTTTTCTAAATTTGAACCCATTGTCGCTAATTTTGAATTAACTTCATCAATTGCATCATTAAGATTAAATTGACCACTTGCATATCCTAATCCAGCTTGTTTTAATTTTAAAAGCGATCCTCTTAATTTTGTTCCAGCTTCTGCTCCTTTTATCTGTTTTTCACCTAAAACCTCAATTAATGCGACCGTTTGTTCAAGAGTTAAATTTGAACTTTTGGCAACTGTTCCAGCATTTTTAAATGATTCAGTCAAATCAGCAACATTTGAACTTCCAACCAGCGATCCAGCCGCCAAAACATTGATTATATCTTTTGATTTAGATGCTGGTAATTCAAATTGATTCATGGCGGCTGTCAATGCGTCAACAGAACCTTCAAGTGCTAATTTTCCGCCAGTTGCTTCTGATAAAATAATAGCTTGTTCGGTTACATCTGCTAATGCTTTTTTATTTTTTAACAAAATAGGGGCCGCTGATCCTACTTTTTCATAGGCTTTTACAATATCTGTTGCGGATTGGAGTGTTTTGCCCGAGGTTTTAATTGCCGCGGCTCCATAATAAATCATATCTAACGTCGATGCCCCTGTAATTGCTTTTAATGAACTCATTGCCGAGCCAAATTCTTTTACAGTGCTCATTACATTTTTAACAACACTAACAGCAGACCTGAATGTTAAAAATGCGGCTCCTGCTGCAATTGCAGACTTAATAATTGCACCAAAATATCCACCTACTTTTCTTTGATGTTGACCTAAACTACCATCAATGTTTTTTAACTCTTTCCCGTATTTATTTGCTTCTAAGGCTGCTTTTTTTGCTTCTGTTGAATTAATCCCATATTGGGCGGCCAAGGTTTTTGCGGTTTTAATCGCTTGCTTATGCTTTAATTCTAATTGTTTATACGCATCATCTTCCGCTTTAATCTGATCTGTATATGCTTTTTTTGCTTCACGTTCTTTTATTGTAGATTTAGTCAGTTCTTTTAATGAAGTATCTTGAGCTGCAATTAATTTGTTTCGCTGATTTAATAATGTTTCCCCTTCTTTTTCGATTAAATTTTGTGCTGATTTTGTTTTGTTAAGATTTTCGTTTGTATCAGTCAAACCCTTTACTGAGTTAAGCTCTTTCGTTGATGTTTTCTGTAGCTCAATAATAACTTTGATGCGTTCAGCAGTTTCTTGAAGTGAAGCATTTAATTTATCAACTTCTCCAATCGTTTTATTAATATCGATGTTATTTGCCATTCTTTTTTGCCCTTTCGTTTGCTGAAATCATTTGATTGTAATAACTGACAAATTTTTTAACGGTAGTCTTGTTTTCATCAATCTGAAATTTTATAAATACCTCTACGGCTGCTATTGTATCTGTAAACGATCCTCCTTGCTGCTGATATTTTTCAAGGTCCTTTTGTAATCTGTTAATCTGATTTAACTTGTTGTTTAGTTGTTTTTTTACGCGAATAATTTCATCTCCTATATTTTTAGAATCATCGAAACGATAATTGTAGTCATTAATTGTTTTTATAAAATATGTTAAATCAAACTTATCTTCAAAATTAATCAGATTGCAATTGTAAAATTCCTGAATTGCAAACAAACAGTTATTTATTATTTGATATTCTGCACTTAAAATGTACAACTGCTTTTTAAGTGCAAATATCATGTTATTGCTTTTGCTTTTCAATGCGTCTGTATATTGATCATATAAATGCAACCAAGATTTTTCAGCTTCTGTTTCAATATATTCTCCAGAAATTTGGATAAACTTGTAATCATTTTCGTTTATTACACCCTTAAATACACTCAAAGGGCAGTGCTCAATATTATCGTAATATTTGTTCATGCAGTTTATTAAAAAATAATGGTTTAAACTTCTCTTTTAATTTATCAATACTTTCGTCTGTTAAACCTAAAAATTCTCCATACTTTTGTGTCAACTCATCAACTTTCCAATTTTCTGAATCTAATATTATGCTTGTTCCGACTACGCTTGTAAAAATTGATTTGTGTAATTCTCCAGTGTCATATAGTGTTACATATTCATAAATTCCGCTAATACCTGATTTATTGCTTTTGATTATTTTTGTTATGGTAGCATAATCAGGCGACAATTGTGAACCATCACTTCTCTGCCCTTTATCAGCCATTTGTTTCCGATTCAAATCAGCTATAAACACTCCCAAATCATTTTCCATTATGTCGGTCACGATTTGCCAAATATCTAACCCTTTAATATTGCTATATATCTGATCTAAATTCATTTGAAAAAGGGAGGACTAAACCTCCCCCTCCTTACCTTTTTTTATCTTCGGCTGTTTACCGGTCACAGCCTCATAAAGTTGACATTGTTCTGTAAAACTCAACTTAGAAATATTTGTGTCTTTACAAAATCTATCGAATGTAACTTCTAAAGCCCATTCTTTATTTACATTTTCAAGCTTCATAACTAAGCGATTGTTACCGTTGCGGCAATACCTTCATAGTATTCAGAGCCAACAGTTACCACATCAGCTAAATTAATAGTCCCAGTCACTAATGCTGTTCCGGCCAATGTATATCTGCCTGGAATTGTCGTGCTTTCAGTTACAGAGCTTATTGTTTGAGCACTTGAATCTGATGCTTTTAATAATTCAAATTCAGCAGGTAATGTTAATCCTTCGATTGCAGACCCGTCCTCGTTGTTTAATACGTCAACAATTATTTCAGTTGCGGTTGGAGTTCCAACAACCTCAATTGCTGCCTGTTGAACACCATTTAATCCTTTAATGTTCCAATCGACTTTGAATGTTGCAATATTTTCGTTTGTTTCAAATGCCGATTCCGACATGAATGTAATAATTGTAAAAGACAGATTTGATCCATCTGAGGGTTTCCACTTCTCAACTCGCAAAGTGCCAGAACTCCATCCCTTGAATTTTAATACATCTTTTGTGCCAATTACATTATTAACAGCGTCAACTTGAATTAATCTCATTGTCTTTCCATTAATTCCAGCTCGCAATCTGGCATGTAATGCAGGGTTAAATTTAATCATGTATTTAAACCCATGTTTCCCTTCACGAACAAAAGTTCGCAGCGAGGTTATCGGAGATGTGTAATAAGTGTCTTCTTCACTTTCATTTGAAAATTCTTCAACAAGTGGAAGTGGAAACAGTGTTTTTGCTGTAATTGCCGATACCCAATCGGCTAAAGTTTGCGCGGATGAAATAGTATCGAATTCAAACGCTTCATCAGTAAGAAATATCTTTTCTGCTGCACCAATTTGTACATCAGCGCGAGGACTAATCCCAGTCGTGAGATTTGCGTCCGAAAGTTCAAATCTGTTGTAATCTGCCATAATTGTATATTTATTAAATTAATATTTGATATTATTGTTTAAAACTTTAATTTTTTCAATTTTAATATTTGCAATTAATTCTGTTATTATTGTTTTATTCATGTGAATAAAACAGCTACATCAATTGGGTCATTTGCAATTATAATCTCTTTAAATTCGACAATGATTGCATCAAGTTCGTCTGGTAAAGGATTCCCTGCTATGTATAAATTATCTACAAATTCACGTTTAATTTTGCGTTTATTAGCAACAACAACATTTGCGCTTTCACACATCCCATCTAATATATTGTCTAAAATTGGATTTAAAATACTATCAAAGTTGTTATCATATCGCTCATCTGAGTACCATTCATAACTAGTATTGTTAACAATAATTAACCTGAAATCACATGAATAAGCTCCTATCTTGCTGTCATTTCGTTTAAATGGATGTGACAATAAAACAAGAGGGTATTTCTGATATTTATAAGTTTGCTGACTATTTTTTTCAGTCAATATTTGAAAAGCCTTTAATTCTTTTTCGTGCATAAAATAAGGCTTGTTTTCGCTCCATGTAGTTTCTATTGTTTCAATTTCGAGGGTAAAACTTGCGGCATCAGCACGAATAATAGGAACATCTTGGTTATCAATAGTTATATGACATGGTATTGTAAATGAATTAGGCGAGTAATAAGTAAACGTTCCATCTCCGTTATCGATGTATGTTGTTATGTTACCAGTTTTTCTTTTGCTGGCAATAATATCAGATATGACGGTATGTAATTGTTTAAATGCCATATGAATATATTTTCATTTGTTCGGTATCTAAATCTGGATAATCGCTAGAATTTTCAATCAAAAAAGAATAAACTTGTCTATATAAAAGAACCATGTCATTCCATGCTTTACCATATTTCCCTGCAATACTAACATTTTCAGAATTATCACTATTAGGACGAATAGCTCCTATCCCGGTTAATTGAGTTTGATTATTTATGCACCATTCGCAAAAGGTATAATTTGCTATAATATTTTTTACACCAGGATTTTCTTTTTTTATTCCATCAACTTCATAAGTTGAACCATCCCGCAAATCAATCCATTTTTGCAAAATAGTAGCTTCATCTAGTCCTATTTCGAAATTAATATATTCGTGGTATCCTAATAATTTAATCAAAATATTTTTTTGGCAAGGAGCTATATATACAGTATTGAAACTAGTTATATCTTTGTCAATATTAGGTATATTGATTGCCCCTTTAAAATCGGTATATGTGATTAAATTGTTCATTATTTTAGTGTGAAAAAGGCGGCATTAACCGCCCTTTAATTTAGTTCTTTTAACTTCTTTTTGTAAGCATTTTTAACAACCTGTCTTGTATCGTTTTCAAACTCTGATAAGATTTCCAAATCAGTTACTAAAGCGATTTGGTCGGCTACCTGTCTTGCTGTAAGTTCTTCTTTTAAAGGTTTTGCAACCCCTACTTTTATCATAAGGGCTGCAAGTTTTCCTTTAAATACTTTCCCTGTCTTGGAAACGCTTTCCATGTTAATTTACTTTTCCATAAATGTAAATTCGTGGAATATTTACACCGGTTCCAGCCTGAATATAGATGAATTTTACATACGGGAATAATGCATCCGAATATGTAAGTTCCTCACTGTCTAAAATATCTGCGGTAATAGAAGCAACGGTAATGGAATCAGCATCAGCGGTAACAACATAAGTAATGCCGTCTATTGATTTATATGATTTCAATTTTCCAGTTGCAGTCCCGGAGACGAAGTCATTATAAATCTGAGCCTTAATATCCATCGTCTGATCTCCTTTTATGCGCAAAACATAAGTGAGAGTGTCGGCATCTGTCAAGGTATCAGAAGTTGTTCCGCCTAAATAGACGTATGATGCTCCAACTAAGTATCCATTCGGAGCTACTTCTGTAACTCTTGTTTGAGCTATCGAAACCATAACTGTTATGGTTAACGACAATAGTAATAATACTTTTTTCATTTTACTTCAAATTAAACTGATTTATCAATTTGACCAACAGCAGTCGCTAAACTTGCTGCATAAATAACTGCTGCTTTATCGCGCACTCCAAAAGCCAGGCGAACTTTAATAACAACGGTTTTTTGACCTTCCGTCAAATCTGTGCCATTATGCCCAATTTCCATTGTCATGTCCTTACGCTTACCAATCATAAGCTGTTTTGAATCACAAACAACCACGGCATCGGTGGCAAAAGCGGTTGCAGCGGTTTTAATAACTCTCATCCCGCAAATGAAGGTAGGCTCCCCAATTGAGGAATAAACTACCCTCCGGTCAGATATACTGTTATCTAATTGGTCTTTTTTAGAACCAAGTTTAGACACCGCCAATGGTCCTAAAACAACTACATCTGGCATGTACTTGTTGGTCTCACATTGCAATTTCATTGTCGCAATAACATCAACTTCATTTGCGGCATCAATAGAGGTAGCGTAAGTAGTTGCCCCTGCAAAATCAGTCTTTTTATTGGCAGTCAATAAACCAGCGATTGCGCTGGAATCGTCTCCGGCAGTTCCTAAAATATACCCGTCAACTTTATCGAGTATTTTTGAAGGTGCGGTAACGGCCAATTCTTCCATTGCCTCATTCAAATCATCCAGCGTTTCATCTGAAAGTGTAAAATAAGTTGCAATGTAGAATGATTTGAATTCTACTGTTTTCAAAAGGAAAGATGATTGGCCAGAAGCCGACCCCTCCGTTTTTGTTGCAGCCCCATCTTCATAGGAATAAACGACCAAAATGGACATGTAAGGCTTTTGGGTAGTTTTTGACGGCATCCAATCTGTCACGTGAGGGTATAACGTTAAAGGAATACCTACACGCTGAGGGTCAAGCTCGGTTAAACGAACGGTAGCTACGTTTGATTGCACAATTGATGATTCGAGCATATCAACAGCTACTTTTACCGTAAAAGTAGGGCTTGTTTGATTCCCTTTGTCAGTAAAATATTCCTTCATTGATTTACGTTGACCGTAATCATCATTCTTTTCGGTCAATAGACCAGCCACGCCTTCTTTTTCAATTACGGCATCAATAAGGGCATCCTTAAAGGTTTTAGGGTTTTCCCTAAATTCTTTTGATGTCTTTTCTGTAATTGCCTTAATGGAGGCAGCGTTTTCAGCGGATACAGCAAGTAACTTATCCACGTTTTCCTTTAATGCCAACATTCCGGCATTATCTAATTTTTCGGCAATAGTTTTGTTAACTGCCTCAATTCTTGCGTTCAATTCCTTTTCGGTTACTGTTTCTTTTTGGGATTCAGTAATTATGGATTTTACTTGCAATGTCACTTCTTTTAGCAGGGATTCTTTTTCTGCGGCTGCTTTTTTTTCTTCTTCGTCCATTTAATTAATTTTTAAATTAGTTGCTAAATATTTATAATCAATTCCCTTTTGAGTGGATTTCTCCGGCTCTATTTTTTTACCAGTGCCTTTTGGCGGCTGATTAATTTCTTCTGTTGTAAGTGTAGGGGTTGCCGAATTACTCCCCAGTGGCACGGCAGAACCTTCAATACATTTCGCTTCTAAAACATAGCAAAACATACCGCATTCATCTACATCCACTTTATTAGCTATTTGTGGATAGTATTTTTTCCAAGCCTCATATTCATTTGGGTAGGATTCATCATTAAAAGCATAATCCATTTTAATATACTGCATTCCGACTGAATGGTTAACTACCCAACCATAGAAGTATTGTTTTAGCATAAATTCATTTCGCTCTTTTCGGATTAAAGAATCAAACGTTAACCCCTCAGTCATTCCCTCGAATTGGTATCCTAATTCTGCCCATGTATATGTTTTCACATAGGCCGTTAAATCCTTTCCACTCGATATAATCTTTTCAAAATCGCAGGAATCATGCTCCTGAACGTGCATAATGAACTTATTTTCCCTTAGGCTTTTATCCCACAAACCTGGTATGTGGACATCTCTATGTTTATCGAAATAATTGGTAGTATTAATAAGCACAACCACCCTCAACTGTTTTAGGTTTTCAATATCAATCTTTGGGTTATCGGATAATGCTTTGTTTGAATGTTCTTTGGATTCTTTTACAATAGTTGGTAATACAATAACGCCACAATCCACGGTTTTTTTAGCCGCTTTCTTTTGTGCCAATATTTCGGGTTTGTTTTTTACAATAAAATCAAACATCTCTTTGCGTGTCTGAAATTCTTTGCCGTTATAATATTCCATGTAGTTTACTTTTTAATCAAAGTTTTATTGTCAAGTTGTTTCTGCTTCAATTCCCGAAGCCTTTTAATTTCTTCTTTTGTCGGTTTTGTTTTCATGACTGTAATATTTGTTCGTTAACTGGTTTAAAAGATTTTTCATATTCGTTTTTATACAAATTTCCGTTAGCTATCTGAGGCTGTTCCATTAAATCAAGATACTGGTTAACTGTAATAATATTTTGATTATATGCCTTTTCAGCACTAGAAACATTCATTGACAAAGCAGCTGCCTTATCCTTAAATGCTTCTTGTAATGCCTCTATATGGGACCAATCGGTGTGTAATTCAATGCCGTATTTCCTTAATTTTAATCGATTTGTCCAATATTGGTCTTCATTTTTTACAAGCGGAATCACTGTATTTTGATACAGTCGTCTAACCGATTGGATTTGATTTTCAAATGTTGCCCCGGTGGTATATGTTTTGTAAAGTTCAGGCGGCACATTGAGACCGTTTGAAATTATCATTGCGTTGTTGGAAAACTCCTCATAAATACCGAGTTCCTTTGAGTTCATTATTGTTTTAATATACTCAACATCGGCATAAGTAACCATGAATGGGTTTTGCCCCTCAGTTATTCCGTAATCCTTATTAAAAGTTTTTTCTATTTCTTCTTTTATTTTTGGATTAACAACAATCTGAGAACCTTGGGCATCTTTTGTGTTTGTTTTGATAATACCCTGCATTCCACGGGTTTTAAGAATAACATTCATAGCCTCAAATGCAAGCTGTGTATTCGTTATCGGGTATTTTAATGATACAAGTTTTGAAACGCCAATCAATCCACGCCCGATATTTGAAGTATTCAATTCGTTAAAATGGATTATATTGTCAACATTTATAAATTCACGTGGTGGGTTTTCGTTTGTGACAATGTACTTTTCAACCAATCCTTTTAGTTCTACTTGATCATAATATTTACCTGTTTGCCTGATTTCGGTGTATTCCGATGGTAAATTGACTATTGTTTGCACGGTCATTATATCGGTTTCAAAGGATTCAAGCGGATTATTCAGGTAAACAAAATTGTTTCCGAAAGTAAAGAACATAAAATACCGCTCGAAATTAAATTCAATGGGTGACTGGAAAGGATTTGGGGCTTCTAGGAATAGTTTTCTAAGTTTCTTTACAACCTCTGTATTTTTATCCCATGAAATTTCATTGCCTTTTATGTCGGTAATGTATTTGTTACCGTTTGATGCTGCACGGCTTAATATGTCAATACAGCCATTTAGCACTGGGTTTGATGATACGGCCTCCCTAAGCTCATGTGGATTCGATAGGCTTAACCATGCTGGCTTGTCAATTAAGTATTGGATTCTATTGTTGGCAATTTCGGATATGTTTACACCTGCTTTTTTTAAGCTCCATTCCCCAAGTTTGTAAAAAACATTGTTTGCCATAGAGATGTGTTATATAACATCTGCAAAATTATAACATTATTCCACAATAAAAAAATAAATATGTTTTAAAACACATTAGATAATTTGGATACACAAAAAAGCAACTCGGACTGGAGTGGCTTAGTTGTGTTATTGATAGTAAATATTACTATGGTTGTATGTTTTACGGAAGGTTATTCATTAAACAATCCGTAATATTTTTCTAAGTGTTCAAATCCTAACGTGATTGAATCGGGGGCATCATCTTCTTTGCTCGCTATTTTTACTATTCGATAACATTGATCTAAAAAGTTGAGGGTTTCTTTGTTTGGTTTTTCGGGTACATGTAGATATTTCGATACAAGCCCAGAATAAACGTTAATTCTAGCCATTTTGTTTGAACTATTCCATTTACCGAAAACGTCCATATTTGGCATCAATGTAATAAGCCTATTTTTAAAATAATTGCCTACATGGTTTGTCTCAATAACTATCAATTTAACATTGTGTTCCTTGCATTTCAAGCGGACTATTTCTTCCTGCTCTATTATTTGGTCAGGGCTAAATATAACATCAAGCAAATAGATATTGATGCCAACTATCTGGACTATCGGCGCTGAAAAAAGGTCGCTACCTTTATCGGCGGTATCAATGAACATAGCTGCCCATCCTTGGTTTATTATTGATTCTTTGCCGTTTTCATTAATCAACTCTTTAGGAAGTTCACTGTAAGTCTTGAATTTATTTGGATAAACAAGCCCCTCAATAGCCATAGGCGATTGCATGTATTCGGAATTCCAAATGAATTTAGCTATTTTGTCACGGATTTTCAAATATTCATCTGTGCTTTTAACATATTCGCAAAATGAATGTTCATCAATTAATGCTGGGATTATGATTGATTTGTAAAGTAAACCTGAATCCATTTCAGTTCCGATAATATCATCTTTTACCCATCTCGTTCCGATAAATATTTCCGGGCAGTTTTTTTCTTTTCGGCTATCGTGTGCCGATTCTTTCCAAAGCTTCACAGATGTGTTTGTTGTTTGTGACAAAGCATCTTGCATGGATTTATAAAGGTCATCAGTAATTGCTATGTTTGCTCCGAATCCTATAATAGTACCGCCAACCCCGCTGCCAAAATAGCCTACCTGTTTTGATGTTTCTAAATTCCAACCGTCAAGATTCTGCTTGTCTCCCTGCATTTTTATCTCAGGAAATACCTCTTTGAATTTTATTGATTTGATTATGTTTCGAGTGTCGTAACTAAACTTTTGATACAATGTTGATGTGCAGGAATTTCGCATTACCGATAATTCAGGAAACTTCGCTAACCAAAAAGCGGCAAATAATGAGGTTATGTAAGATTTTCCAGCTCGTGGCGGCATTGATACGGATACGCTTATTGCAATTCCATTTTTATAATTGTCGATTACTTCTTGAAACAATATAGCAACCTCTTTTAAAAATCGCCTTTTAACTCTAAAAAAATCCTCATCGTAATAAACACAAAACGCCCAAAAATTTGAGCGTGCAAGTGATATTGAAATCGGATTATCTTTAAAGGTTTTCAATTGCTTTATCTATTTGTTTCTTTGTTAAATTTAAGGGTGTTGTTTTTATTTCTCCTGAATGTTCATATTTTTGGTCAGGTTTACCGATTCCCCTATCCAGTATCTTTTCTATAACGTCAAAACCTTTGCCTCCCAAAATAGCTTTTCCAACTATCCTAATCAAAGCAGGTTGAGTGCCATCTTTTACTTTTGCTTCAAGTTCTGGTATTGGGATTTGTACTAACCTTAGATAGCAGGAAATTATATCGTTTTTGGTAGCCTCGGTATATCCAAGCCCTTCTAGTTCGATATTGACGGCTGAAATGGTTTTCCTGTTAGCCCCTGTTTTGTTGATGTTTTGGGGGTTTTTATCAAATCCTTTGCCTTTTATTTTGTCTGGATTACCTCGCATTGCTTTTACATTGCTTTGAACTACAAAGTTAGTTGATTATTCGTTATCCCATATCGTCTGCAAATTTAACTATTTTTTGAATAAAACACCATTTTTGTAACTATTTAATTGTTAGTTGATTAGTCAACTTTGCTCAGTGGGTGGATACCTTGTTTTTAAATTTTTATAATTTAAGCAAATTTAGTGAATTTCTTCCTTATAATGACAAAAATACAATTAAATGGGACCTCAAAAATATTATAAATCTGTTTTCTTATATCAATAATATTACAATCTATTGAACAATTAGCAATCAGTTTACCATTATTTTTAATGTCTGACGAATTCAATAATTTTGATAATTCATTCATTTTTGAAAATGAAGCATTATTTGTTAAAATAATAACTTTAGTGAGTATCATAGTTTTATATTATCATTTATAATACATATACATCTATTTTAAACGGGAATAGTATGGTTTTGTCATACATAGCAGAGAGTTATGCCTCATGCTAAAATAGCTCCGTGCATTATGACAAAATACAATTTGTTTGGCTCTGCTCCCCATTCAGAATTGCCAGTTCTTATTTCAATCCCTTTGTGTTCGAGTTTCAAAATTCGTTCAGTATCTCCATTTTTAGGATAACCTAATGTCATTATGTTAACTTCAAACTTTTTAGCCATTAACATTTTCCATTCATTAGGTGGGGCTAAAATATCATTTAGACTATCGGATAAGTTTCGGTAACACTCTCCACATTGGACAAGTCTTTTCCACCAGTATTGATTTATCTCTCTGTAATCCTCTGTTTTTATGCCAGCTTTAGTCATTTCAAACCATTTAGTTTTTAGCGAAAGACGTAAGCACGAAGGCATAACCGCACCTATACGCAAAATGGGGGTTTCGTTCTCGTTGGATAGTATTTCTGTGTTCATAATTTCGTTATTCGTTTAAGTTTTGTGGATGCAATCCCCATTCAGCGCATAGCTGCAACACGTTATAAGCCATATTAAGACGGCTTCGATTTAGAATTTTCGACAAGTTTTTTAAGTTCGTCCTGAATAAAGTTTTTTAGGTCTTTATCTTGGTCAATAGCCAGCTTTTTTAAGTCTTTAACTATTTCGTCCGATATGTCTATTACTTTACGCATTTATTTAATGGTTGTATGTGAAACATTTGCTAATGGGAACATTTTTACAGTTTTTACAAAATGTTCCGCTTTTTTAACTTTTATTTCAAATCTATTATCCACTAATCTAACAATTGCGGAAATTCCTTCCGATTTTAATTGTTCTCTTACTTCAATTGTACTCATAATCGTGTGTTTTATTTGTTATTAATTATGAAGTAAAGATATACTATATATATGATATATACAAGTAAAAAGCGATTTATTTTTAAATTATTTTTCTTTCAATTGATAATCAAATAAATACGGCTTATAACACCGTATATAAAAAATAGCGGGTTTAGTGCCGTTTGCAAGGTTCGTACTCGTATTATCTGTTATCATAGCTTGATAGTTTTTCGCTTCGTAGTCCGCTACTTTTCATATACGAAACGTTGGGTGCAAGCATAAGAACCTGCCCCGTTCAAACTTAGTTACTTGGTTTAGTTTCCAAGCTCGCCAAAACTTCCATTGGAACAATATCGGATGAATGTTTCCAATACTTATTTCCGTTCATATTTTGGATTTTAACCCAATTACCACTTGGAGAAATTTCGAGAATTTTAATTTCTTCAACTGTTTGTTTTGAATTGTAACCACGTTCTTTTTCGGCTACCAATACTCTTTTGTGTAAAAATTCGCTTAAATTCATTGTTTTATGTTTTAAAAATGCCAGCCCCTAACAATGTATACAGCAAATTGGGGGTTGTTTACAAGTTGCTACATTCGCACTATTTATTTAGTTTCTACAAGTTGATAGGTTCGTGCGTTCTATCCCCCAACTTGCCATATACTTAACGTTAGGCGTAATAAAAACCACGTTCACCAATCCAGTGCAATTCTTTAATGTCTAATATTTCAAATTCAATTGGATTAGTAGTGATAATAATATTATCATCCATAGGCTTTGAATTAAGCCAATAACTCGGACAATTTCTGTTACTTGTATGTACATTCAACTTAAATCCACATACTATTTTAGTCCCTGAATCTTTAAGTTTTCGCCAAAGCAAATTCATTAATGATTTATCCTCATTTTCTGAACTTAAAAAATATAAATCGCTATCATTGTATTTCACGAAATCATGTAGTTCTATCAATGGTACATCTATCATTTTTTCTTTGCCATTTTTTAAGTCCTTAAATTTGACTTGTACCGTTTGTTTTTCGTAATAATCTAAAGGCATATTTTCATCCTTTATATTTTCATAGTAGTAATCCATTTGGCTTACTTCATATTTTCCTATTCTATTTGACCAACCGCCCATGATTAACAATTTACTACGCCTAACACATGCTATAAAAAATAGCGGTTTTAGTGGTTTGCGTAAGGTTTATACTACTATTTATCTTTACTATATTTTGATAGTTTTGTTCCTCGATTTCCGCTACTTTTCATAGCATCAACGTTGTAGGTAATAGCTATTCAGGGTTAAGTTCCTTAAATAACTTATCTATGTTTTCGGGTTTTGTAAATAAATCATTGACCCCAGTCAGCACTCTTACAACTGTATATAATGCTCGTAGGTAGTCAGCTCTATCATTGAAGTAAATTGCGGAAACTGCTGCATTGAGTGCTTCCTTACTTGCATCGCTACTACCTACAACACCAAATAAAACAAATAGCCTGTCTTTAGCTTCTTGTTTGCTTATTTCGTGCTTGCAAAGCTTATCTATAATCGAATCTATTTTCTTTTCCATACGGCTACTGTTTTTATTTATGGAAACGTTAGTAGCAAGCGGGGAAAAGTGCTTCGATTCAAACTTTCTGCGTAATTGAAAGAAAAAATAAAAGCCCCACCCACTTTGCTTTTTTCAAAAGCATTAGGTTTTTAACTCCTGTGCTTTATTTAAGTACCATTGTTCTTTTGCTAAATCCTGTTTTACATCGTCCTTATGTCCAAGCCTCATTCTATATTTAAAAGCATTCATTAGGCAAAAATCAATAGCTTTTTCTTTGCCCCAAATTGCCACCATCATATCAATAACCTCAATAGGATATTGGTTATAATGTTTTGGATGGTTTACTTTTTCTTCGCTCATATTAGTAAGTAATATCGTTAAACACAACGGGAATAATTGCTTTCAATTCATCCAAAAGTGGACACATCAATTCACGCATTTGCGGGTGTGCTACTTTTGCGGTTCGTTGTTTAAAAATGGTTCTCCACTCTCTAATATTAGCGGTTACAACTATTTCCGTTTTTAAAGAGTTTGGCAAAACTGAACGAGCTTGTTGTGGTTGCCATCCAAGTTTTGAAAGTAAATTATAAGCCTGTTCACTTTCTGAAATTGAAGCATACCATGCTTTTGTTGTATCTTCAACTTGCATGTAATTCTTTTCATTCATTCTTTGCACCAATTTAATTTGCTCATCACTTATCCAAAGCGGTTGAATAAATGTAATTTTGCTTTCAAATTTGTCTTTTGCATAGTTGCAATATCTTGTACTTTCCTGTGAAAAACTTGCAATTCTATGTCTTACAATTTCGTGAGAAACTCCACGGTCGCAAACAAATAAAATGCTTATTTTTTCGTGCTCTAAAACGCTTTCGTGTCCACGTTCCACAAGCATTTTAATAAACTTTTCTGCACTTTCGTCTGTTATTTGGTCTTCACTCTTATAACAAGTACGCCCAGCACGTTCAATGCTTTTTAGCATTTCTTTACCGTCAAATTTTGACAGGATTTCATAACTCTGTTTAATAATTTTCATATAATTTGTTTTAAAAAAAATTGCCCACACTTCGCTTTTATTTTTTGTGCTTCGAGTTGGGGTAGTGGGTTTAAATCCGCCAGCTACTAACACAGTGTATAGCAAATAAGCCATTAAAGTTTGTACTAAATTGATAGTTTTGTGCGTGGCTTACTTGCCATACACTCAACGTTAGCCACCATATTAAGAAGCCTTCGAGCGTTTCTTTAGGTGTTGATTAATCCAAAAAGCAAACAACCCAGAAATATTTTGATTACCGAGTAGTTCTTTGCTTTTTCGATTGTATAATCGGATAGCTTTTCAACTGCAATTCGTTTTTCAACCCAATTTTTTGCACTTACTTTTAGATTTTTGTTTAGTCTTGTTCATTTTTTTTAATAAAGTTTAATAAAATGTTTCAAAATAAGTCCTTTCAAAAACTTCATCAAAAAGACTATATTTTTTAGTCATCTTATTTCTGAACATTATTGCACTAGAATAATCAAAAAACAAATGAACTTTTTT